AATTGCTGGCGGTGGTTCAGGAACTGGTGGTACATATTCAGGCGGCGGTGGCGGTGCAGGTGGACTTCTTTATTCATCTGCTCAAAGTTTATTGGGAAGTTATTCCATAGTAATTGGCGCAGGTGGTGCTGCCCCTGCTGCTTCAACTACAGGCGCAGATGGTAATGCCACAACTTTTACAGGCTTAACAAATGCCGCAGGCGGCGGTGGAGCTGGCGGCGGCGCTCCCGGTGCAAATAATGGTCGTGCTGGCGGTTCAGGCGGTGGTGCGGCATCTACTGATGGTTTTGGCGGTGCTTTAGTTTCTGGCGGTGCAGCTTCTCCATCTGGTCAAGGTAATGCTGGCGGTTCAAATGGAAGTTTTACAGCCAGTCCATATGCCGCAGGCGGCGGTGGTGGCGCAGGTAATGTTGGAGGAAACGCAACAAGTGCCTCAGTTGCAGGCAATGGTGGTGATGGTTTGAATACTTATTCAAGTTGGGCGACAGCAACTAGCACAGGTGTATCAGGATATTATGCAGGCGGCGGTGCAGGAGGAACTTTTTTCCTTGGAACTTTGGGAACTCCAGGATTAGGTGGTGGTGGTGCGGCTGGCGCGCCAAGCAATAACGGTTCTGCCGGAGCAGCCAACACAGGCGGCGGCGGCGGCGGTGGCCCACAATCACAAACTGGTGGTTCAGGTGGATCTGGAATTGTAATTGTGAGGTATCCAGTATGAGCCATTGGGCAGAGTTAGACGAGACTAATAAAGTTTTGCGCGTTGTCGTTGGAGACAATAATGATCCAGCAGGCGATGAGGGCTATCAATGGCTTATAGATAACCTTGGTGGTAACTGGATCAAGACGAGTTACAACGGGAAGATTCGCTATAACTATGCAGGCATTGGTTATACCTACGATCCCATTGACGATGCATTCATCGCGCCTATGCCTAACTGTGGACATAATTCTGTATTACTAAATGATCTAAAGCGATGGGAGTGTGCAGACTGTGAAGCCGCGTTTAAGTCACTCAGCGATCCAACTGCGTGAGCAGATCGATGACTCATTCCCAGATAGAGATCGAACTTCGGACGGCTGGATCGGTGATACCCGACACGCTGCTCGCAAGTCTGATCATAATCCAGATGCACAGGGATGGGTACGTGCCATTGATGTTGACCGCGACCTTGCAGGTAAGAAAGGCAAGCCCGATCTCATGCCTGATCTGGTCGATCAGATTCGACTCGCTGCAAAATCTGGCAATAAGAGAATCAGTTACATTATCTTCGATGGCCGCATCGCCTCATCTAAAAAGGCTTGGGCTTGGCGTCCTTATGATGGGATCAATAAGCATAATCACCATGCACACATCAGCTTTACTACAAAGGGCGATGAAGATCGCTCGTTCTTTGATATCCCGATGATAGGTGGAAACTAATGAACATGAAGCACCCAGTAGTAATCTCAATCGGAGCATTCTTAGCCGTCTGGGGTACAACCTCTAACTTTGCTCTGGACTATCGCGCCATCCTTGGATCGATCGTTGCTGGAGTCTTCGGATACGCGAGCCCTAAAAAGTGACGCAAGAAAACTTTTTCACTCTGTACTTCGCCAGCCTTGCCGTAATCGGTGGACTTGCAGGCTATGTGATCACGCATCTTCTGTCTGAAATTAAGCGACTTAACTCGCGTGTCGATGAGATTTATAACATCCTCTTAGAGCGATAATTTTTACCATGGCACGAAAGAAAGTCATCGATCTCGATACTTACTCACAGCTTGATCAATACGCTATCTGCATGCATGAGTTCTATAAGAGTCTCAGGCGAGCAGGTTTTGCCGTTGATCTATGTCTAGCGATTATTACTGACCGAGATGCTTACCCAGACTGGCTTATGCCATCGATCCCCGACCGAGTGGATCGCCTACCCTATGAGGATGACGACGAGGATTAAATGAAGCGAATAGTCATAGTGAGCGACCTACAAGTGCCGTTCCACGATAGACACGCAGTCAAGAATCTAGTTAGTTTTATCAGCAAGTTTAAGCCGCACGAAGTCGTTACGATTGGCGACGAGATTGATTTCAATACGATTAGCAAGTGGTCAGAAGGGACGCCAGAGGCTTATGAGCAGACTCTTGGAGATGATCGCGATGAGGCTGTTCAGGTACTTTACGATCTACAAGTAACCCAGATGATTCGATCCAATCACACGGATCGCCTGTACTCACAGATTATGCGTAAGATCCCATCGTTTCTATCCTTGCCAGAGCTTCGCTTTGAGAAGTTTATGCAGCTAGAAGAATTGGGCATTACCTTTCATCGGAAGCCTTACAACATCGCACCGGGCTGGATTGCAGTCCACGGCGACCATACCCCTATCAAATCACAAGGGGGCTTATCAGCCCTAGAAGCGGCTCGTAGGCATGGCAAGAGCGTTATCTCAGGACATACTCACAGGGCAGGTAGATCGTCCTTCTCAGAGGCCTCTGGAGGCCGTATAGGGCGCATTCTGCATGGAGTCGAAGTAGGCAATCTCATGGACTTTAGCAAGGCCTCATACACCAAGGGCTCAGCGAACTGGCAACAGGCATTCGCTATCATGTACGTCGATGGAAAGAACGTCCAAGTCGATCTTATCTATCTGGAGAAGGACGGCACATTCGTGGTCTCAGGTAAACGCTATGGACGACCTAGATAACGACCTAGATCGGGACATCGATGATCACATCGACGACGCAGAATCGTTACCATTTCGTTATCTTAATATCTAGATTTTCCCCATTAGGGCATGAGATCGTTCTCCAGTAAGCAAAACAACTTACACAAGGGAGAAAAAATGTTTGATCCATCAGTAGGTGATTTTCTAGTCATGATTACAATGGCTGTTATTTATTTCCATGTTGGTCGTATTGTCGGGATGAGGATAGGGTATCTCAAAGGACGTAAAGCAGTCCGCGAATACTACGAGACAAGAGACAAGGTGAGAGTGTGAATGCAAGTGAGTTCCTTAATGAAGCCAAAGCAACAATACAAGATCGTGGAATGGACTACGGACACCCGTCAGACAATATGTCCAGAACAGCACGACTCTGGTCAGCATTCCTCGAGATGCCTATTAGTGATTATCAAGTGGCGTCATGCATGGTCTTGGTCAAGCTCGCACGGAGTATGGAGTCGGGAAAAGTCGATACATACATCGACGGTGCAGCCTATATGGCAATAGCAGGACAACTACACACGGAGGAGAATGAGCTCTATGTTTAACTTAGAAGATTATGAGACAGTCGAAGAACGTCTAATCAAGTTTTGGAAGGATCATCCAGATGGCCGTATTGATACTAAGATCATTGAGGCGAGTGCTACGCGCTTTATCGTTCAAGCTTACATCTTCAGAACTGAAGTGGATCAACATGCTTGGTCTTCGGGGCTCGCAGAAGAAACTATCTCGGGTCGAGGCGTCAATGCGACTAGCGCACTTGAGAATGCAGAGACTTCCGCGATTGGTCGTGCATTGGCTTCTGCGGGTTATGCTACAAAAGGAAAAAGACCTAGCCGCGAAGAAATGGACAAAGTCGCTAAGTCGCAAGAAGTAAGAATCAGAAATGAAGAGGTAAAAGCCATGATGGCTAATACATCGGGCACTTACATTCCAGTAGTGAAGGAAGAGGATCCATGGACTATCAACACAGCGACTATGCCGCCCACAATGGGGGAAGCCGTTGCGACGGTGAAAGAAATCATTGGCGGCCAGACCGAGAAGGACATTCCCCGGTGCCAACATGGAGACATGATCTGGAAAACGGGTCAGAGTAAGGCTGGCAAGCCATGGGGTCACTTCAAGTGTTCTTATGCTGTAACTGGTGAACTCACTCGATGCCCATCTCCTAACGATGTAATCTGGTACGAGATCAACAAAGAAACAGGCGCATGGCAACGACAGAAGGCGAGAGCATAATGGGACGCTTGCAATTCATGAACCAAGATGGTGAGTGGGAGTCATTCCCAACAGATGATGAAATTCAACGATCCAAAGAAGTCCAAGCCATCTTAGAGGAATTTACATTCACGACTAGATGCTGCATCTGTAATGATTCAATACCTTACAAGGACATTAGAGTGAACCTCATCAATAAGAGCTGGTCATGTTCTAAGTGCCACGCGGTCAATGGCCTCACAAAGCCGTAAATACCGGGGATTCTCTACCGAGCGTGTTGTCGCCAGATACCTTTCGAACTGGTGGCCACATGCAGATATCGGTAGAGGGGCTGGAAAAGATATAACTCATGTCCCGTTCGACATGGAAGTTAAAGCTAGATCGGCGTTCCAGCCAAAAGCGTGGATTGATCAGGTCACAAAGAGGGCAGCTAAAACTGGTGGGTTGCCTATTGTTACATGTCGTCTTAATGGTCAAGGAGAAGGTAGTCCCCAAGACTATTTGGCCTTTATGCGACTTGGTGATCTGGTCGATCTATTGCTTCGTGCAGGTTACGGTGATTTCAGCAATGATCTTGCTAAACTAGAGCCTATGAGATGCAAGATGTGTGGCGCATGGGCGTTCATCGAAACATGCAGAACATGTGAGGTTGATCCAGATGCCAACTTATGAGTTTGAGTGCGATAACGAAAACTGTGAGTCCAATGCTCGAATAGAACAATGGTACTCAGTCAATGAGCCACACGATTTGATATGTCCTTATTGCCAATCATCAATGCACAAGGTTTACAGCTCTGTAGGGGTCTCGTTCAAGGGATCAGGATTCTATTCTACCGACAACCGATAACGACACACCGCTCTGAACAGGACTTTTACAAATGAACTTGACTGCCATGGTACGCTCTCTGGCTAGAGCCCATCAAGGGCTCACCGCAGGCCGTTCACGGCAAGCCTGCGGGGTAGCCATCGCTATTGGGATATCTCTATCTATGGCAATGCCCTTAGATGCACAGGCGTCAAACCTTAGTATTAGATACGTTAAAGATTTAGCAAAAGAACAATTAACTGATAAACAAGAGTTATGCCATCATGAGATTGTCTATAGAGAATCAAGATGGAATCCAAGAGCTAAGAACGGCTCTCATTATGGGTTATATCAAGGTCGATCTAAAAGTCTAAAGAATGCTTCTACCATTAAACAATGGTGGTGGTATTGGCACTATGTAGCACATAGGTATGGATGGACAGAGTATGATGAGCCTGACTATTGCAAGGCATTGCAACACTTAAAGACTAAGGGATGGCAGTAATGGCCATAACAGATGAACAACTAGAATTTATAAAGACTTATGCTCATTGTGGGGCTAAGTCAATAGCAGAAGCGACAGGGCTCAAGTACAGTACTGTAGTCAATGTAGCCTATAGGCATAGGATCAGCTTAAAGCCTAAGCATGATCGTCGAGGTAGAAGCCTCAAGGGCAAGATCAAGTATGTTAAGCGCATAAGGTATGGTGATAAGTGTTACCTACCTATAGATCATCCAGTAATCATGGGCATGATGAAGGAACGAGGGATCGTGGGTAAAAGAGAACTACATACACGTCAATGGAAGAGACAACGTGAGTTGGTGCTAGTTCGTGACTTCTATGAATGCGTGTACTGCCACGAACCAGCAACGGAAGTAGATCACATCATTCCACGAGCTAAGGGTGGAGGTCATGAACTAGAGAATCTGGTGGCATGCTGTAAGAGGTGCAATGGCCGCAAGGGATCACGCTCACAAGCGGCTTTTCTAGGTGCATCTTTCAC